TTACGATTTGTATGTATACTGTTCTTTTATCATTCATCATTAGGTTACTTGAAGAGGTACAATTAGAGAACATTAGTTGGTACCCTTCAGTTGGTTTTCTACAGCACTAGCGAGGTCTTTCAGCTCCTGGCGATGCTCGTAAAAATTAGATATACGAAACCCTTCCTTCATCATCATGGATAATTTGTGGGTATCGAATTGGAAATATTTAGCAATCAGTAACCCCAGGATCTCCTCCTCGGTCACTTCTATAACGTGATCTTTTTTGTAGTAGGTATCTTTACAGTAACTGATGATCTTTTTTAGTTTTTGAATATCGTATGGTAGTTCATTAAACTTTTTGTTAACACGATTATCCTCTAAATTAACAGAAAATTGTTTGGTCATAGTCCTTCTCCCATTGGTGGTCCTTGTTGTTCATCGGTAACGTAACCCTTTTGATTACCTCCGGATAACGAGCAGCATTTACTTGTGATTGAATAATAGTATTTGATGCAATCCATTATCGTAGCCTCTTCATGTAGTTCGATACAGTTGAAGGATACCATTGGCCTCCTCTAGCTGTTGGAATACCACGAGCATTCAAGGCATCAGCAACACCTTGTAGAGATGTAACACCAGCTTGTTCTAAGCCAACTAAGATTGCTCTTAATTGTGCAGCCTTATCATCAGCCATAGCTTTTTTGGTTTCATTACCTCTTTTTGCAGCTGCCTCCAGGTTCGTAGGATTACCTAATTGTACTCCACGAAGTTTAGCCTGGTGCAATGCTCTCTTAGTATTCATGGAGATACGATCACGTTCAGCCTCAGCTACAGCAGCTAAGATCTGGATGGTCATCTTGTTTGCTTGAGGCATATCACAACATTCAAAATCAATTCCACTCTCAATTAATGATGCGATAAAATATAAGTTACGAGCAAGACGATCTAATCTTGCTATAACTAATTTAGCTTTATGTTTCTTACAGTAAGCAAGAGCCTCAGTAAGTTCTGGTCTATCAGATTTCTTACCACTCTCTACCTCTTCAAAAACTTTCAGCAATTCCCATTGCCCTCCATTTAAATGCGTATTGATTGCATCTTTTTGTGCAGCAATACCTAGTCCTTCTTTACCTTGTTTGTCAGTTGATACTCGTACATACCCAACAAACTTTCCTCTGTGTTTTGCCATTTGTATATTTCCCACTTCCATTATTTAACCTCCTTAACTAATTTAAGCAGCTTATCGTTCCACTCTTGTATACTCAGATCAGAAAGGTTACGAATGGTCATAGCCTCCCCTACTTTCTCTTTTGTCTTAGAGTTTCTGAATTGATACACAGCTCTCTTGTATAGTTTTGCTACACAAGTAAGTTCGTATCCTTGTTTAATTAACGTTTCATTCAGAGTTGTAAGTCTAAATGATTTTTGTTTATAGCCTTGCTCTAAGGCATTCATTACCCAGGATGTATCTTCACCAATAGAAAACTTCTCAGATAATGTTTCAGCTATTGCAGATAAATCTTTCTTCTGCTCAACTGAAATATCTTTTGTATTAACTGTATCCTGTACCCAATACTTAGGTGCATGATAAGGCCAATGCTTTGATCTACCAATATATCTAGCCACTAATCCTCCCTCTGTTGCTGGTCTTATATTGTTCATTTCCTAAATATATATTTACGATATATAAATTACAACAGTTAATTTAATAAAAAGGAAAAAAAAATATGAGTACACAATTAACCCCTATTTTCCTCAATATTTCAGCTAATTTAAAGGATAAATTGAAGGTCCAGGCCAAGAAAGAACGCATTCCTATGGTCACTTTAATCACAGAAGTATTGGAGATGGGATTACCACAACGAAAAAAAATCAAAAAACAAATCATGAAAGGTCATTAGATGTCAGATAAGATTAATCCACCCCACTACAAAGATAATCCCATACAAACTTTCGATGCCATCATCTCACAAATGACAACAGCTGAGAAGATTGGATACATCAAAGGTCAGATCTTAAAATACATAATGCGTATGGGTAAGAAGGTAGTAACTCTTGAAGGAGCCAGGGATGATGCCGGTAAAGCTCATTGGTATTTAGAGAAGTTACTCAGAGAGCTAACAGATCAAATCAATAAAAGAAAAAAAGTAAAACAAAAAGATTTATCAAACATTGATCTCAAAGATCTAACTGAAGAAGATTTACAGGAGCTACTGAACCCTGGAGCTAAGATTGTAAAACTAAAAAAGAAGGAGGATAAAGATGGTAACCCCAATACCTAATAATGTAATACGACCAGCAAAAGAGCTTAACCAACTATCTAAGCATGATCTTGAAGTAATTAAAATAGAACAATTAGAGCAAGAGATAGCTAAGAAACAAGAAGAGTTACAAATAAAGAAAGCAACTATCTCATACTACCCAGAGAAGTTTAAAGGTAGGATCTGGCTTAGTGATATCATGGCTGCTGTGTGTAGATACTGTGACTTCACTCCATCAGATATATTAGGATCAAGAAGATACAAAGAATTAGTTCGAGCTAGATCTTTGTTTATTAATCTCAGTTTAGAATTAACTAGGCATGGTGTAACGTACATAGCAAGACAATGTGGTCAGAGAGATCACACAACTGTATGCTATCATGAGAAGTTAAAACAAACTAATTCCAAGCATTGGAGCATGAAGAAGGATCATGGATTAGAATTATGGAACGACTTCAACAAGATTAAAAAGCAACTTCTCGATGCCAAAGAACAAAGCTGATTATGGTAAGGGCAAGACACCTGGAGCATTCTGTGTACTACCACAAAGAGCTGTAGTAGATCCTCGCTTTAAGAATTATCCGAGGACCTTTATGATCCTGGCTTGTTTAGGTAACTACACATCTAGAACCGGTGTGTGTTGGCCTAATCAGATTACTATTGCCAATAACCTACAGATCACACAATCAACTGTATCCAGGCACATTAAGAAGTTAATTGAATGGGGTTACATTCGGTATGCGAAGAAACATCCTGGATTAAAAGGCAACAAATACTTCATGGTCTTTGATCCTAAAGTTAAGGAAGAGGATGCGAAGGCAATAGCTACAGTAGATGATAGATCTTACGAAGAGAAGGTAGATATTCCGACAGGCCCATTAACTAATACTAAGCAGAAAAGTAATTATGCACCCAGAGTACATACAAAAGATAAGGATAAAAAGACAGATATTCACTCCAGTACATATGTAGATATGCACTCAGAGTACATACATAACACTCCAACTAACAATATATATATTCTTAATACCAGTAGAGCTATTTGTAATGGATATGTAAAACTGTGTGAAGAAATATTTGGACAGCATAAAATCTATGATACCAAGCAAGAAGATTTAGTAAAAGATTGGGTTGGTAAAGGTTTATCGCTGGATGCTGCAATGATATCTATGAGAAGAACTATACAATGGAGGAGAGAGAATAGAAGAGATTGTCCAGGTACTATGTATTTCTTTAAGGATGTATTCTTTAGAAAGGATAAGGCTTATAACAAGCAGCTATCAGTACAGGATATGGTCAAGAGGCTTAGTAATAAAATGAAGATGCCTAGGTAACCTTATAGTTTACAAAACGTAAACGTTCCTATATGATTTATAATAATGCAAAAATAATAAATTGATACAGGCTCTAGAATATACGACTAGGATTGTGGCAAAATTTGACACCTTCGGCCCCCCTACGTCTAGTATATATATGGGGGGTATCACACAATTTTATTGCAGAAAAAACATGAAATAAAAAGTGAGGAAATATATGTCTAAACCAACATCAAGCAACAAAGGATTTAAGTTTTATAAAGCTGCATCTATTCCAGAAGGATTAGAAGTAATTATAGAAACTTGGCCTGGTGCTAATTACAATAAAGATACAGGAAGTTATGAACCAGTTCCTGGAAGATTAGATACTAAGATCTACAAGAAGGATGAAACAAAAGAATATAAAAAAGGTGATCCTGTTTTATTCTTTAGTACATTCGAGAATAAGGATGAGGATGGTAAGTTAGATCCGGAAGATGCTCCTGTCAATCTAGCAGCTGAACAAGCTGATCAAGAGGAAGAAATGGATGACCCAATCCCCTTCTAAAAAAAGGAT